ATCCTACAGCTTATATAATATATAAGACCTATTAAGACCCATTGAAAGGGGCATAGGGACAGGTGGGCCGCCCGCGTCAGTTTGACAACCACCTACAAAATTCTACTATAAAAGGATGTCTACCTAACATGACCGACGTATTAGTAACAGATGTACACGTATTAGCATCACTCATCGCTATCCTGGCTGTACTACACTTCATATCTTACATAGATATGTTTGTGCTGAAGTTGAAAGTAGCTCGGTTAGAGAAAAAGAATAACGAAGAGAAGAAGGATACTACATGAGTCACTACAACGGAACACTAAAGATCTTCATAGCTGATGAAGACGAACCTTGCAGAGTATCCCCTTACGGCGGTCCTTGGCACATGTGGTTATCATCTACGTGTCCGTGGCATAACGGATGGGCTCTATCAATGTGGTTCTTCTCTACACTGAATGAACAAACCCATACAGTGATACTAGAAGATGACATCTCCGTACTAGATGAGTACACTGTTAAAGAGATCTTACGTATCCAGAAGAATGCTGAGAGATATGAAGAGATGAAAGCTAATGGTAAAGTCACGTGGGAAATCACTAACAAATGATACTAGAAATTGAATATGATAATGGGGATAGTACCCTCACATCTGCTACTCATGTTACCCTTCGGGATGATGGTTCCCTCATCTATGAAGATAAAGATGGTAATGAACAGCAGATAGATGACACTGGAACTAATGTGTATATGTCTACAGACAGTGGTGTTAAGGCTTATGTGGTCCTAACAGATACTGGTGCTCCCCTACATAGAATGGTATTCAAACAAGATGACGAATAAAGAAGTAACACAGACATTTACAGCACAACAAGAACTCTTTCTAGAGTATCTATTCAACGATCCTGAATGTGGTCGTAGTACTCTTAAAGCGTGTGTAGCTGCAGGATATGACCGTACTAGTCATATGTCTATCGTGTCTCGTCTGCAAGATGAGATATTACTACGGACTAACCGTGAGATGGCAATGGCTGCTCCCCTAGCTGTAAGCAGATTGATCACTGCTATGGATGAAGATGGTAGTGTGCCTAAGGCAGATATCCGTCTTAAAGCTGTAGAGAGTGTACTAGATCGTATCGGTCTAGCTAAGAAACAACAAGTAGAGGTTACTAGTGTTAGTGCTATCCCTCTGTTTATTCTCCCTGAGAAAAAGGAAGTGGTGATAGAAGATGCCGATTCACACAAAAGCTGAACAAGCTAAGAATAAGAAGTTGAATGCTGCCAGGGTGGCTAAGAAGCATATCCCTGTTACTGTAACTAAAAAGAAGAAGAGTAAATAATAATATGCCAATTCATACAGCTAAAGAAAAAGCTAAGAACAAAGCTGCTAATAAAGCCCGGCTACCTAAAGCTACAGTGGTAGTTGCTAAGCCTATTAAGAAGAAAGATAAACGGACATAACAATGACTCGTAAAGTACAAACATTTGGTACTGACCAGATCTTACACGATCCTCTCGGTACTGCTGGTACTGCAACTGCCCTAGGCGCTTTCCTTGAAGGCAAGCTCCCATCAACTGGTGAAGTTGTAGCTACCCAGTTCAAACTAAGTGCACTTAATACTGCTCCTACTAGTGCTACCGATACTGGTACTACTGGCGAGATCAAGATTGATGCTGACCATATTTACGTTTGTGTCGCCACTAACGTCTGGGAACGTGTAGCTATTGCTACATGGGTATAAAGATAATGCCTAAGCATACATCACTGAGCTGTCAACAGCTCGAACTAAACAATGCTGCAATTCATGCCGCTGCTAAATCTCAAGTAGAGGCTAAGCGTGCTAAGAAGAAAGCAGTGAAGATTAAGAAAGAAACTATTGATGACGATGGTGAATAAAGATGTCAATTGCTAAAAACAAATTTATCTCAGAGATGGGTGTAGATGTTCCAGACCGCATGCCTGAGACAAAACTGACTGTAGAAGAAATGATGCTCCAGAAAGGAATGGGATTCCATCCTCTCGAAGAGAATATGCACGGTAAATCATCTGCGATGAATCTACCAGAACATCCTCGTAAGGAAAGCTAAACATGGCTCGTAATACAATTGATCAACAACACGCGTTGTATGATTCTGTCATTGCAACTGTAGCGACTACCTTGACTATTACTGGTGTAGAAGAGAATCTAGAGACTCACTATATTGGTGTACGTTATTATTCTGATGCTGTAGGCACTCCTGTAACTCCTGGTGCAGGTACTGTAGTTATTGAGGCACTAGATGAAGCTACTAATCAATGGACTGCTACTGCTGCTGGACTCACTTCTACTGATGTTACCGACAAACAAAGCTATCTTGGTAATGTTATTGGTGTACGTGCGGTACCTACAGGTATCACTACAGCAACACATTGGCAACTATTTAGTTCCAGTAATCTATAAAGAGTATAATATGGCTAAACTAAGTGCACACTTTAACCGCAGCGAATTTGAATGTAGCTGCGGATGCGGCTTCGCAACCGTAGATGTAGAACTTATTAAGGTTCTAGAAGAAGTCCGTGTGCACTTCGGGAAGTCAACTATCATCAACTCATCAGCTCGTTGTGCTAAGCATAACAAAGCTGTTGGTGGTGCTACCGGTAGTAAACACAAATTAGGTATTGCTGCTGACATCGTTGTCATTGGTGCATCTACTGGTGAAGTGTATGACTACATTGATAGCACTTATCCTGATAAATACGGACTAGGTATGTACAACACGTTTACTCATGTGGATGTACGTAAAGACAAAGCCCGATGGGGGATTCACAAATGATTATATCACTAGTCACTGGTATCGTCGGTAAGATTGGTATGTCTCTCTTGACATCCTTCCTCACTGAGAAGGTACTAATGAACTTGGTGTTCAAACTGCTCGAACGAGTAGTAGCACACACCGAGAATGATGTTGACGATCAGCTACTGAAAGATGTACGTGTAGCCTTCCGTGAACAGCAAGAAGAGAAGAAGAACGAGAAGTAACACCTAACTTATATATAAAGGAAGAAGAATAACATGGAAATGTTTAAGAAGATTTTGAATATCATCACTACCATCGTACCTCGTACCCGTGTATCTGTATCAAAGCCTAAAGGCGCATATATGATCACGATCGAACGTACCTGGCTAGGACGTAAAGTCATCATTGAAGTGGCCTGCAAAGAAGCAGTCATTACTGAGATGAGTCTGCTAGACCTGATCTAAGGACTAATATTATGCCTACTGGAATTAAACCAAAAGATGTGAAGACATCGAATCCTACTAACCCTCTAAAGGTTAGGAGCAATCGTGTTATCTCCCCTACTCTAGGTGGTTCTGGTAATGCAGTCAACCGTCCAACGAGTGCACTAGATCCTTTCGTCAATGGTAAGGGTATAGTCAAATCGTCTAAGAAGAGTACGTCACTCATCTAATATAGGAGACCCTAGGTGGACACCTCCAAGTATGAAGTACTACTACCATCATGGTATGAGATCAATAGTAAAGATCTAGAACAACGGTTCAACGATCTACTAATTGCTCCAAAGAAGAAACGTCAGAAGATTCCTGCAGGTTATACCTGGGATGGAGAGTCTGGCAACTGTTATCCAGATCCTAAAGCAGTCACTGAACTAGTACGTGTGATGGGCGCAGCCCGTTATTGTGATCAGCTATCTCTTCGTGAGGCACTGATACAACTACAACACTACTTCGAGGGATTAGGCTTAACTCCTATTACGTCTGTCGGCGGTATTAGCACCATCTTTACTAGGCTTGAACAAGAGCTTGGTATTGATCAAGGTAAGACTAAGAGCGGTGACAAGGTTAAAAGGTTGAGGGCAGAACGGATAGCGAAGCGGAAGTTAGAAGGAAGGAACCGTGACTACCACTTCAGTAAACCAAATCAAAAGAAAATAGATTCGCAGAAGAAACTCACTGAGACTAACAAGGAACTGTTAAAGCTTCAGGAGAAGGAACGCAGGATGAAAGCAAAGGCAGCCCGTCAAGCTGCTAAGCTTAAACTCCAAGGTGATCCTACAAGGTTCGGTGTGGAAGAAGAGAAGGATAAGATGAAGAAGCCTATCAAGGCTATCTCTCATGTGTTAGATGTTGGTTCTGTTCCTGATGAACGTCCAATAGCTTTCGCTCCTAATCCTGGTCCACAAACTGAATTCCTCTCTGCGGATGAAGACATTGTGTTGTACGGTGGTGCAGCTGGTGGTGGTAAGAGTATGGCAATGGTAGTAGATCCCTTGCGGTATGCTCACCTACCTAACCACAGAGCAGTACTCGTACGTAAGACAATGCCAGAACTAAAAGAACTACTAGATGTTTCGAGGGACTTGTACTTCAAGTATGACCCTAAGGTTAAGTTCCGAGAGAACCCACAACCTACATTCCGATTCTCTAGTGGTGCTGAGATCATGTTCCGCTTCCTTGATCGGAGGGAGGACATGTTCAAGTTCCAGGGTATTGCCTATACGTATATCGGGTTCGATGAACTCTCCCAACAAGCTACTCCTGAAGGATTCAACTACGTACGTTCGCGACTACGTAGTGCTTCAGCAGCAGATGAAGATGGAATCAAGTGTTACGTACGTGCTACGGCTAACCCCGGCAGTATGTGGGTATACGAGATGTTCATCAAGGACAGGGAGCCTAACAAAGCATTCATCATGCCCGGTACTGAAAGTGCCCCACACCCTACAACAATGAAGTTTATCCCCGCCAAACTCGAAGACAATCCTTATCTATGTCGAGACGGCAGGTATGAGTCAGTACTACTGAGCCTCGGCGAGACTCTCCGGCGGCAGCTCCTTGACGGAGACTGGCTGGCAGCGAACGATAACATGTTCTCTGAGTTTAATATCGAGGTTCACGTTACTGATCCCTTTGACGTTCCACGTCATTGGAACAGGACAGCCGGATTAGATTACGGTTATAGAGATCCTTCAGCAGCAGTATGGTTCGCAACGGACCCTAGTGATGGTTCTATTTTAATATATGACGAATTCCTTGAATCAGGTTTAACTGGTCGGGAGTTTGCTCAGGCTATTAAAGAGAAGGAACAATATGAATTGGTTACCGTGGATCATCCTATTGACTGGTCTATCTATGCTCGTACCGGTCATACAGGCCCAACGATTGCAGAATCGATGCTCTCGCTTCCAGGATTCCAAATCCGAAGAGCGGACAAGAATAGGGAAGCAGGTTGGGTCCAAATACACGAACTCCTCCGAAACGACCCAGTCTCGGGGATCCCGAAAGTAAGAATATTCAGTACCTGTAAGCAGACCATCAAACAATTGATGAGTGCTAAGGTACATCCAACTAAGCCCGGAGATATTAACCAGGCGCGTAATTCAGATGGACACTGGGATTTACTAGATGCCTTACGGTACGGTGTAATGTCCAGACCTCGGAGGATGACTCTTGAGGATGCTCTACTGAATGCGAAGTCAGGTAATACTTGGAATAGATATAGAGGCTACTTCAACTAATATGGCACATAATGATAACGGAAGATTCCAGAATCCTGGACTTCTAGCGAAAGCGCAACTGAAGGACACAGGTGCAGAGTTTAATGGACAAGACGCGATGGACAAAGAGTTCAAGATGTCTACCCTGCTCTCAGCAACTCGTACAAAGGTAGAGGCTGCAAAGTTTAACCGTACGAAACAGGAAGGACAGTGGTTCAAAAACACCCAAGCATTCAAGGGTATTGATACTGCTGTGTTCCGCAAATCGGAAGAGAACGATGTGTTCCTGCGTACTACCGCAGTGAAGACACGAGCCGCATACTCACAGATCGTGGAAGCACTTCTGTCAGACGGAAAGTTCCCTATTGAGGTTACACACACTGAAGTACCTGTTGGTGTCTCTGAATACGCTCACCTCTCTCAAGAGATGGCTGAGATCCCTGATGCAGAGGTCGCAACACCTGAAGAAGGACCTATTGGTGTAGGTTTTGCTGGTGACGGTAACGAACTACAGCCCGGTGCTACCTTCAAAGACCTTGAAGAGGGTACAGGCTTCCTTGGTGGACTCGCTGAAGAGCTATCAATGGAGGATGGAACCACTCCACTAGTCGCTGGACCTGCCCGACAGGGTGAACCACAGATTGCAATCGCTAAGAAGACTGCTCGTGCACTGAACAAGCTCATCCAAGACCACCTGACTGCTTCTAAAGCACAGACTGTCTTGCGTAAAGCCATCTTCGAGTGCTGTCTACTAGGTACAGGTGCTATCAAAGGCCCCTTCAACGTTGATAAGAAGCTTCCACGTTGGGTAGTCAACCCTGAAACGGGTGAACGGACGTACGCACCAGTCGAAATGGTCTCACCAGTGATCGACGATGTGTCTATCTGGAACCTTTACATCGATCCTAACGCAAATACGCAAGAAGATGCAGAGTGGATCGCTGAAAAGCACCGCATGACACCTTCACAGCTGCTACAGCTGAAGCGTCGGCCTCATTTCAAGAAAGATGAGATCGATATGTTGCTTGCAGACGGTGGTAACTACGTTGAAGACAACTTCGAGTCACAGATTCGCGGAAATCAGACCGGAACAGATATTGAAAACCTGTTTGAGGTTATTGAGTACTGGGGTTACGCCCCAATCAGCGAACTTGAAGAGTTTGGACTGAAAATACCGGACGAAGCGGACGAAGTTGTCCAAGTAAACCTCTGGTACTCCGGTAATAGGCTCCTCCGGGTAGTTTTGAACCCATTCTTACCCCAACGCCTCCCATATTTTATCTTCCCTTACGAAAACCGCCCATACGAACTGCATGGCGTCGGTGTTCCCGAAGCAATGGAAGATTCACAACGAATGATGAATGGCTTTGCTCGCCTTGCGGTGGATAACCTCGCATTAGCAGGCAGTGTCATGATCGCGATAGATGATTCAGCTCTGATCCAAGGTCAGACCGATGAAATCTATCCAGGAAAGATCTGGCGGATCATTTCAGGTACTAGTGCAGCGCAGGCAATTCAGGAAATCAAATTCCCGAACACTGCTGATGCCAACTTGCAGATGATGCGCGAGTTCCGTCAACAGGCGGATGAAGCTACTGGCATTCCCAGTATCGCTCACGGTCAAACAGGTGTTAGCGGCTTCGG